TATTTAAATTTGATTCTAGTTCCATTTCTGGTGGAATGTTTAGTATTAAATATCAGTTATTCTTAAACGACTTATATTTTTTCAATTCAGTTAATCTGTTGCAGTACGCAATGACTAAGACATATCTTGAAGATATTGATCATTTGCTTACCACAGAGAAACAGATAAGATTTAATCAAAGACAAGATAGATTATATTTGGATATAGATTGGGGAGCACAACAAGTTGGTGATTTTATCGTAATCGATTGTTTCCGTGCCCTTGACCCCGATACATTCACACAAGTATATAATGACCCGTTTGTAAAATTATATTTAACTGCATTAATAAAAAGACAGTGGGGACACAATTTAATTAAGTTTAGAGGAACTAAATTACCAGGTGGTATCGAATTAAATGGTAGAGAGATATATGATGATGCGATCAGAGATTTAGATTCAATCAAACAAAGAATGCAGGAGTACGAAACTCCTCCTCTCGACTTTATTGGGTGATGTATAATGGCAAGAAATTCCTACTTTTTACACGGATCCCAATCTGAACAGAGATTAGTTCAGGATCTCATAAATGAGCAACTAAAAATATATGGTTTAGATGTTACATATATTCCACGTAAATTTGTTAATCAAAAATCAATTTTAGAAGAGGTTCAATCATCTAAGTTTGATGATAATTTTGTCATAGAAGCGTATGTAAATTCATATGATGGATATTCTGGTGCTGGTGATGTACTAACAAAATTTGGAATGAGTCTTAGAGATGAGGTAGAATTAACAATATCGAAAGAGAGATTTGAAGATTTCATATCACCTTTTATGAGTGCAACTGATGATATAAATTTAGCATCAAGACCAAGAGAGGGTGATTTAGTATTTTTTCCACTTGGTCAAAGATTGTTTGAGGTAAAATTTGTAGAGCATGAGGAACCTTTCTATCAACTAGGAAAAAACTATGTCTATAAACTTAAGTGTGAATTATTCGAGTATGAAGATGAGGTTATTGACACTTCGATTGACGCTATCGATACTCAAGTTCAGGAAGATGGATATATCGCCACACTTAAATTAGTAGGAGTAGGACAAACTGCAACAGCAACAGCAATACGTAATACTGGTTATATTCGTGAAATATTCTTAAACAATGATGGTTCTGGTTTTACAGGAGATCCAATAGTATCAATTACTGCTTCACCTGATGGTAATCCATTGGCAAACGCTGCAGCTGTCGCTTTCACAACTGAGAGGGCAGGTGTAAGATCAATTGAAAAAATATTGATGACAAATGCTGGATTTGGATACACAACTACACCTATTATTACATTCTCTGGTGGAGGTGGCACAGGTGCAGCTGCAACTTGTTCTGTTGATACATCTGGCACACAGGGTGTGGTTAGATTTGTAATGACAGGTGGTGGTATTGGATTTGGAACAGTGCCTGTAGTAACAGTATCGAATCCTGCAGGTGGAACTGCTGCTGATAAAGCGGTTGGTATTGCATCTTTAGGTGTTGATCCTTCAAATGGATTTAATCGTGTAAACTCAATCTTTATTCAGAATGCTGGAAAAGGATATACATTATCACCAACAGTTACTATTGCGGATCCTGAAACTATGAGTGGTATCGGTACCTTTGAGTTCAATGAAGTTGTACAAGGTATGCGTTCAGGAACTCAGGCAAGAGTGAAGAATTGGGATTCGGATACTGGTGTATTATCTATTTCTAATGTTTCAATTGGAGGAACAATCACAGGATTCTTTGCTGGTGAAGATGTTAAAGGACTTTCTTCAGGTGCTTTATACAGTGTATCTACATTTAACGAGGATAATACCACCGATAAATATAATGAAGGTGACATATTTGAGACAGAAGCAGATTCTCTATTAGATTTCACAGAATCAAATCCATTTGGTAATTACTAATGTTAGGAAATTATTTTTATCACGAAATAATCAGAAAAACAGTTATCGCATTCGGAACACTGTTTAATGATATTCATGTGAGACATCAAGATCAAGCAGGTAATGATATTTCCGATATCAAAGTTCCTGTTGCATATGGTCCTAAACAAAAGTTTCTAGCAAGAATTACACAACAAGCAGAATTAAATAAGGCAACTCAAATTACATTACCAAGAATGTCTTTTGAGATTACAAATATTTCATATGATTCTTCTCGTAAGGCAGGTATAACTCAAACATTTAAGGCAGCGGATAGCACTGATGGTAATTCAATGAAAAAGGTGTTCATGCCTGTGCCATATAATTTAGGATTTGAGTTGAATATTTTGGTTAAATTGCAAGATGATGGATTACAAATTTTAGAACAGATATTACCATTCTTTCAACCAGCATTCACATTATCAATTGATTTAGTTAAGTCAATAGGTGAAAAAAGAGATATACCAATGGTGTTAAATTCAATTCAACAACAAGATGATTATGAAGGAGATTTTTCAACCAGAAGAGCATTAATATACACATTATCATTTACAGCAAAGACCTTTATGTTTGGCCATATTGCAAAAACTCCAGAAGGACTTATTCGCAAAGTTCAGGTCGATTACTATTCAGATACAAATACAAGAACAGCAAAACGAGAACAAAGATATACTGTTGTACCAAAACCAAAACAGGATTATAATGAAGATAATGTTATAGATACTGATGATACACCATTTATTGAACCAGGTGATGATTTTGGATTTACAGAATCTAGCACTTTCTTTGGTGGTGATGGAAGAGAGTATAACCCTGCTCGAAATCAGGATTTATAATTATGAAAGACTCACACGATTCACTTAATGATACTTTTAATACTGACCCTGTTGAAGTAAATGCAATTACTAAAAAAGATAAAGAAAAAAGTAACATACAGAAACTCACTGATGATGTTAGTAAGGATTACGATTATACTCGTGGTAATCTCTACTCTTTAATTGAGAAGGGACAAGAAGCAATCAACGGTATTATGGAAGTTGCAGGAGAGACTGCAAGTCCAAGAGCGTATGAAGTTGCAGGACAACTTATAAAATCAGTTGCAGATAGTACAGATAAACTAATGGATTTGCAAAAAAAGGTTAAAGAGATAGATGAAGATAATCCTAAAACACAAAATACAGTTACTAATAATGCATTGTTTGTGGGTTCTACAAGTGATCTATCAAAGATGTTAAAAGACGGATTGCTAAATAATAATAGCTCTGAATAGTCTGTAAATGGGAAAGACTTCCTGTAAAAAGGGACAATACTATTGCAACACTGATAAAAAGTGTAAACCCATTCCTGACGGATACAAAGTTCGTGAGGATGGATTTTTAGTTTCAGAGGGATCGAATCCTCGTATCCCAAGAAAAGCAGGACAACCTGCAAAATCAAAAAAACATTCTGATTTATATACTGATGAAGATCCTAAAGGAACTATTCATGGACTTGGTTTTAAGGATGTCGCAACAGCGAAAGCGAGTGTGGCAAAAATTAGGAAATCAAGTCGATCACATGCTCATAAAATTCAAGCAGCAATTGCTATGGAGCAAAGAGCAAGAGTGATGGGTAAATCATCTGAAGCTGCCATTTATCGAAAGTTTATTAATTCAATGAAGAAAAAGACTAAAAAAATGAATGAAGCAGTTAGTCCTGCCCAACAAGCAGCGATTGCTATTAATATGAAAAAAGAAGGCAAGAAACCTAAGACTATGAAAGAAGGTTCACTTCATAAATGGTTCAAGGGTTCTAAATCCAAGGACGGTAAAGGTGGATGGGTCAACGTAGTCACAGGTGGAACTTGTGCAAGCGATGAACCAGGTGAAGGTACTCCAAAGTGTGTATCTTCTGCAAAGAGAGCAAGTATGAGTAAGAAAGAGAGATTATCTGCAGCGAGAAGAAAGAAAAAGGCAGATCCAAATCAGCAGTCTAAATCAGGTGCTGCAAAACCAACTTATGTTTCAACTGACAAACCAAAGAAAAAGAAAATGAAAGAAGAATTTATCTCATTACCACTTCAACTTGAAGTTCCACAAAATGAAGGAGAGTTTAGATTAGGTCTGATGTTCCGTGAGAGTTTGGAACAAGATCGTGGTATGCTCTTTATATTTGAGAATACTGATCAACATTCTTTCCATATGAAGAATACTTTTATACCTCTTGACATTGCGTTTATAAACGAAGAAGGTATTATTGAAAGTATTAAAGAATTAGATCCAATGAATCCTATTCCTGTATATCCTGATGGTGATGTAAGATATGCGATTGAAGTAAATCGTGGTTGGTTTGCAGAAAATGGTATTGAAGTAGGAGATATTATTTTAGAAGATACAGAAGAGACAGAAATAGATCTTAATGAAGTCAAAGATAAAAAAGGCAAGGGTAGTGGTACAAAAGATGCTTGCTATCATAAAGTTAAGTCAAGATATTCAGTTTGGCCAAGTGCATATGCATCAGGTGCATTAGTTAAGTGTCGTAAAGTAGGTGCTGCAAACTGGGGTAATAGTCGAAAAGAAGAGGTAGAATTTGAAAAAGAGTATATAACAGAAGTAGATAGAGAACTAACAACTGCGGCTGTAGTTGGTAGTAAATTAGTAAAAACTGCTAGTAAACTTATTAAACAAGGTGTTAGAAAGGCAGGACAACAAGGTGGTTCTATAAAACCAAAGAAAGGATTTTACAATGTTAAATCTGGACCAAACACTCCTTCCTATATGGGATTGAAGAGACCTGCAACTGGTGGTAAAAGAACTGTGAAAGCATCTTATGGTAAAAAACCTGAAAAATCTTTCATGCAATCACAGAAAGATAAACTTGAGGCACAAAAGAAAGGTATAAGTGTAAAGGGTTTAGAAAAACAAAGAGATGCAACAGCAAAAGCTGTTGAAAAACAGAAAGCAGCAGGAAAAGAAGCTTTTATAAAAGCAAATGCTCCAAGAACAGGAATTGATGTTAGAAAAGGTAAGGGTCCTGTAAAACAAATAGATGCAAGAAAACTTACTAAACCAAAATTTGAACATTATGATTGGAGAAGTGAAGTAGATGAAGGAGTTATGGCAATTCCAATGGTTGCTGGTGGGATTGGTAAGGCATTAGGTGCTGGTGCAGCCGCTCTTGGTGCTGCTGGAATGATGATGCAGTCAAAGAAGAAAAAAGAAGACAGTCTTCTTAAAAAGAAGAAAGGAGAGGATAGTCCCTTCAAACTTAAAAAAGGCACAAGAGCACAACAAGAACTTGACCCTACTCCAGAGCAAAAGAAAGCTAAGCAACAAGAGAAAGAGATGGATAAAAAGTTGGGTTATAAAGAGCAGTTTTCTGATTGGAGACAAGAACTCGAAGAGAAGTGCTGGCCAGGATATGAAAAGAAGGGAATGAAAACAATGTTTGGTAAGAGGTATCCAAACTGCGTAAAAAAGTCCAAGAAGAAGAAGTAAAAGATACTTCTTCTTTAGATGAGAAACTAGTTCACGGTAACTTTGGTAATTATATCAAAGGTCAAAAACTACCAAAGAATACCGAGAAAAAATATAAGGAACCTCCTTATAAGGATCTTGCAGCATCTAATGAAATTGATGGTGAATTAACTGAAAAAACAATGACTCCTGCTCAAAAGAGAA